GACGCACCGTGGCGCCGATCGTCGGCCGCTCGCCGGCCTTCCAGAATTCGATTTGCGCGCGGAACAGATGCACCAGGCATTCCGACCAGTTGTCGAGCTGCGCCAGCCGCTCGTTTTCCGTGTGTTCGGCGATCATCTGCCCGAGCGCGGCGGATTCGGTCACCGGCAGGCCGGCCTCCTCGAGGGTTTCCGGCCCCACCAAAACCTCGGCCATCGCCAGCAGCGCGCCATAGGTGTCCTGCATGCGGGCGTTGAGCCCGGCCTGGCGCAGGATCTCGCGCCAATCCTCGACCCCTTTCTGAAAGTCTTGCCAGCCCTCCATCATGCGGCGCAGCAGTTGCCGGCCGATCGCATCGTCGCGATTGCCCAGCGGTCCGGGCCGGATCGCGTCAACCGTGATGCGATGGAGATGGAGCATGACCATGCGCGATCGATCGGCGGCGGTCATCGGCGGCGGATTGATCGCCGAGAACAGGAAGCACGAGCGAATGCGAAACAGTTTTGCATCATGCTCGCCAGAACCGCGCAATCGGGTCGCGCCCGAGTAGGCGATGCGCGCGAGGTTAATGATCGACTCGCCGCGGCGATTGTCGGTGCGGGCCTCGAGCTCGTCAAAACTGATCGGCAGCACGTCATAGCGCGAGAGTTGCGCAATGCCGGCCTCGGTCGCGTCCTCGAGCGCAATCGCGGCTGCGCCCCAGGCGCCGCGGAAAAAATCCTGCAACGTGGTTTTGCCGGTGCCGCGGTCGCCGGTGACAAAACCATGCGGCCGGTGTTGCAGCGCGCCGGACATCAGGCCGCAGCCGAGCAGGCCGAGCGCGAAGATCGGGTCCACGATCGGCCGGCCCCATCGCCACGAGCGCAGCGCCCGAAAAATATCCTGCGCCGGACACGCCTCGACCGGAACCGGCGCTCCCCACGGGTGGAAGGTGCGATGCCCCTGGACATAGAAATGCTTGCCGATCTTCGCCGGCGGCGACCATGTCCGCTTGCCATCCTCGATGCGCCAGAGCCGATCGCCGGAATGCCAGAGCAATGACTCGCTGTCATCGATCCAGGCGCCGCGCCCGCGCACGCTGTTGACCGGATCGTAGGCGCCGCACTTTTGCACCTCGCGCAGCAGGCATTGCTTGGCCTGGTTGTATTCGAGCCCGTTGATGCGCGACGGTTTGTTCTTCTTCGGCATCGAGAAGCGCGGCCAGGCCCAATGTGGAAAATTCGGCGTCAGGCCGAACAGGCCAAACAATGCGTTGTTGTCGAAATTGCTGATCGCCCAGACCTGGCGGTTGGTCCCGACAAAGTAAGACGTGTCTCCATCGTAGCCCAAGGGGACGACCTGGCATGTCGGCGGCAGCGCGTTGAACGGCGCGCCGGGCCAGGCGCCCGGACCATAGCCGTCGCGCAACTCCTCCGGTTGCGGATCAAACAGCGCGACGTCGCCGCCGGCCTGATCATCCGCGTCGCGAAACAGAGCTTTGACGAGGTTGAGCCGCGGCGTCGTCGACATCGTCAGTATCGCACGCGGTCGAGGATGCTCCCGGTCAGCTCGAATGGCGTGCCTTCCGGATCCGGCAAGGGCGGCGGATCTCGCTTGAGATCCTCCTGATAGTCGCGCTCTTGCTGCGCTTCGGCGATTTCGCGATCGACGTCATTCAATGCGGATTGAAAGGCGCGGAACGAGCGTCGGATTTCCGGCGCCAGAGCGCCCCAGGGTTTGCCGACATACCTCGGCGCGAGCCTTTCGGCTGTCCCGCGCGCCACGACATAGAGCGTTTCGGCCACGCCATCGCGCACGCTGCGATGGAACTCCGCCACGGCCTGCACAATCTGCGCCTGGTGGCTCGATAGCGCATCGTCCGGCTGATCGCCGCCAAAGATCCAGTAGGGATTTTCGGAGACGGCGAAGCCGGCATTGAGCGCCGTCAGGAGCGCCATGTCGGCGCGAGGCTCGACCGGATTTTCGCCTGTCATGGCGCATCTCCCTTGATGCAATCGTTGAAGTCTTTTCCGATCGGCGAGCGCATCACGGCGATCGGCTTGCCGTGACGGCGCAGTTGATCCATCGCGAGCTCGAATTGTTCGGCCGCGCGCGCGTTCGCGTCATTGTCCGCCGCGACCACCACGTGACTGACGCAGGGGTGATCGATCGGGACGTTGCCGATATTGCCGAGCGAGGTTGCGGCCCAGACGCGCGCCTCGGGCGCCGCCGCGGCGATGGTCAGGCCGTCCTCGAGGCCCTCACACAACGCCAGGACGCCCGACCGCTCGGCCGCCGCCGCATCCTCCGCCCCGAGCCGCGAAGATCCGTTCGCAATGCGCAGCACCGAGCCGCGGACCTGGCCGAGCATCAGTTTGGGATTGTCGACCGGCGCCTTGCCCGATCCGTCCGGCGCCAGGAAGGTGCAATGAATGCCGGTGATCAAGCCGTCGCGGGCGCGCAGGCAACCGACGATCGCCGGAAAGAACTCGCCCGACGTCCAATGTTTGAGGCGCCGCGCAAAGCGCAGGTCGCGGGTGTGCGAAGTGATTTCATCGAGCGGAATTTTTCGCGCCTCGCGAAAATAGGTTTCGCCGAGCGTGCCGGTGATGCGTCGCGCCGCGTCATGCCAGATGCGCCGCCCGCGATCGCGGCGCGCTTGCTCGCTCACCTTCTCCGATTGAGCGAGAGCGCGCCGCGCCGTCGCCAGACGTTCGTCATGGCTCGACACGTCCTGAGCTTCTTTGTCGATGCCGAGCCAATCGCACGCCCAGCGAATAGCTTCGCGCCGGCTGCGGTTGCATTGCACATAGGCAATCAGATCGATGACGTCGCCGCGGTCGCCGCCGTCGCGGAACGATCGATGATCGCCCGCATAATCGACGAACGAACCGGCTTTCGCGCCGCGCATCCGGACATGGAAATTGCCCAGCGTTTTATGGGCGTGAACCGGATCCGGCGCGATGTAATCGCCGCCGCTCATGTAGCCGCCGGGCAGAAGTGTCGACACCAGGGACGACAGCCGATCGATCAGCCGCTCCTTGAGGCGCAATTCCGCGACTGTCGGAAACCGCCGGACGGGCTCATGCGACGTCGCGAGCATCGAACAGCCCTCCCGTCTCGCCGGTCGCGCCGCCAACCATGCGGTCGAGCGCCTCCGAAAAATCCTTGCGGTCGCGCTCTTCCTCCACCGCTTGAATGGCGAGCCGGACCGATTCCTTGGTGACGCCGGCAATGTCGGCGATGGTCGGGCCTGTCAGGTTGAACTTGACGCCCAGCGCATAGATGGCGATGCGGCGCGCCAGGCCGGCCTTGAAGCGGAGCTCGATGCCGCCGCGCCCCGGCTCGACGGCGCGCGCCTTCTCGTCATCGACGCCGACCATGCGACAGGCGCCGACATGGAACGCCTCATAGGCGGCGCGCAGCAATGGCCGCGGCGGCGGCGGCGGCGTGAAAGGCTCGACGTGCGCCCGACCGGAGAGCGCCATCGACAGCCGGACCAGCACCGCGTCCGAGACCTGGTGCTTGCCGGCCAGCGCGTTGCGGTAACCGCTGCTGGCGATGCCCGCCAGGCCGCACAGCTTCTCGATCGACAGGCCGATTCCGAGCCGCCGCGCCTCGACTGACCGGAGCCTGAATACTGCGCTAGGCGCATGCCCCATCGGCATATTTGTGGGGTCTGACGCGTCTCGAACCCCGTTCAACGGGCTACCGCTTGGCGGACTAGCGCTAGTTGACGTAGGGTCATGCGCCATCACACGCACATGCCGATCGCGCTGGCGAGGGCCTTGCCGAGCGGCGTCGCGGGCCGTCCGGCGTCGTCATGGGTGAGCGAGCCGACGATCTCGGTCGGCGGAATCCCGTGCTGCAACAGCATGGAGATCAAAATCCCGCCGTCGCGGGCGAAAGCTCGGGCGTCGGAGCCGGGGGCGCCGTAGTCGACGAACAATTCGGCGAGCCCGTCCTCGTCGAACCGCGAGAAGGTCAGCGAGCCTTTTGTTCCGTCATGCACCAGGGTGAGATTGTGGCTGATGCGGCGGGGCGGCAGGGTGCGACGGCTCATTGCGGATCTCCGTCAGTGGATAATCCTAAATGCTGGCGCAGCCGGTTGCGCCGCCGGGCGGCGACGCTGTCCTGCGGCGTCCGGTCGGATGGGCCGGCGCCGACGGTTTCGATCCAGCCGTGCACCCTCACACGCGACCACAAGCAGCGCTGGAATCCGGGCAAAGGCGCTGGAAAGCCGTGCTCGCGGACCAGGTTTGGCCAGTTCCGGCGGAACCTGGATTCGCTTTGCCGCACTTCGGCGGCGGTCTCGGCGATGGTCAGGACTTGCGACCCAAGTTCGGGCACAGCGTCGCCTTCCTCGCGCGCGCTGGTGATCCGAGATCACTAGCGCGCCCGGTGAATCAGGATTAGGATGGGGTGACGGCGTTGGTTAACATACGTCAAAAAGCATAGATGGATATGCTGATCAATGAGAAAATTATTTGCCAAGTCACTTGCCGAATCGTTATTAACTAGATACGTTATAGCCATCGCAACCGAGTAGAGGACGGTTTCAGTGGCCAGATTATCAATCCCGAATGTCACCTTGCGCCCGCACACCGACGCGGCGGGCAAGATCCAGTATCGCCCGCGCTATACGCCCGGCCCGTCAGCGCGCGCCAAGGGCGCGAAGCCCAAGGATCTGAAGCATTGGGACGGCCGCTGGTTCAGCGTCCAAGAGGCGGCGGCCTGGGCCGCCAAGGTGCAGAAGGCGGCGGCTGATAAGGCGGCGCGAGGCGCCCGCCGCGAGCGCCGGGAAGTCCCGGACGATGCGAGCCTGCGGCGCCTGTTTCATGATTGGCTGCGGTCGCCCGACCTCGCCGGCGTCGCCGATGGCAAGATGCAGCGCAAGGCGTTGTCCACCAACACGCTGCGCTATTACGCCCAGGGCGCGAAGGTGCTCGAGTCCGTTTTCCCACTTGCCGCCGACGGCCCGGCCATCGACCTCAACCACGAGGTTCTCGACAAAGTATTCAATGGCATCTGGAAGGCGCGCGGTCTGCACATCGCGCGCTGCGTCCGGTCCAGCCTCTCGGCGGCGATTTCCTGGGGCCGCATCAAGGGCCATGCCGCGACCCGCGGCCTGCAAGCAAATCCGGTCGACGGTTATCGCATGGCGAAGCCCGACGAACGCCTCCGCGTTGGCGAGCCAAGAGACATGCAGCGCCTGGTCGCCGCGGCGGATGCGCTGGGCCGGCCCGAGATCGGCGACGCGATCATGCTCGGCCTGTTCACCGGCCAGCGCCAGAACGATCGGCTCGCCTTGCAGCTCGACGGGCTGGTCAATGGGCGGTTGTTGTTCGTGCAGCACAAGACCGGCGCCCGCGTCGCCATCGTCGAGACGCCCGAGCTCGCGGCAAGGCTCAAGGCGGCGCGCGTCCGCCGCGCCAACATCAGCGTCAAGCATGTGGTGTGGGACGAGAAGGCCGACGCGCCGTTTTCGTCCTGGCATTATTCGCACACGTTCGCGAAGGTTCGGCAGGCCGCGGTCGAAGGCGTCGTGATCGACGACGTGATGGTGGTGCCGCCGACGCCCGGCCTCGCCGGTTTTCGCGATCAGGATCTGCGCGATACCGCGGTCACCTGGCTGGCGCAGGCGGGTTGCACCGTGCCGGAGATCTGCGCCATTTCCGGCCACTCTCTCGAGAGCGCCACCAGCGTGCTGAAGCATTATCTCGCCATGCATCCCGAGATGGCCGATACGGCGATGGCCAAGATGGCGGCCTGGTATGCAGGCAAGGTGTGATGATGAGCCAGATTGATTTCGAGAACTGGTATTGGCTCGTGGTGATCCTCCTGATGGCCGTCGCCGTGGTCGACAAGCTGTTTGGAATGGGGCTGTTCGGATGGGAGGAGTTCGATTGAAAACCGTAGACCATCTCGAGGAGGCCGGCGTATCGACGGAAATTTCCCGGCTCAAAGCCGAGCTCGCCGCCATGCGCGGCTATGTCGAGGGCATCGATCGCCAGCGGAAAGAGGAAGGTGATCGCCAGGATTTGTTGGACCGGATCAGAGAACTCACGGCGGAGCGCGACATGTTTCAGCATCGTTGCGCCGGCCTGGTGAAGATCAACGACGCGCTGGCCGACAAGCTCAGGGCGTTTCAGGCGCCGCGGCCAAGGAGAACACGGTCATGAGGGATCTCGATCCGACGGGCCTTTATTCCGTCCTGGACCGCATCGCGACCGCGCTCGAGCGCCAGGAGGCGCAGCTCGTGAAGAAGCTCGACGCGATCGCGATCGCCGCGGCCGGCCTTAATGCAGAACTCGCCGACCAGGGGGAGACGTTCGGCCGGACGCTCGACAAGATCGCCGAGGAGCTCGAGGCGCGGAACATTGTCGCCGGCGGACCGCGCTATCTCCGGGCGCGCGACCGGATCGTCGCCGAGTATGGTTCCAAGTATGTCCATGACCGGACGCCGGAGGGCGATGGCGATGGCAGCTAAGCCAGGCGCAAAATTATTTTGCGCCCGCTTTTTGCGCCCCGCAGCTAACACCCCATCACTGGTGTAGTGAGGAATTTCAAGGGGAGACTGCCATGCCCTTGCCAAAGGAACGCGACGCACTGATCCTCTGGCTGCGCGCGCGCTATGAGCCGGAGCCTGGGGGCTATGAGGCGTGGGCTGACGACATCCTGGCCGGCGAGTGCGAAATTTTCGAGCTCACCGATGAGGACCGCCGACTGATCCAGGCGGCCCTCGACAAGGCCGCCGCCAAGCCCGAGTGACGAGTCACATGCCGATCACTGACGCACAGGTCGAGGCGGCGCTATGGGCCTTCGACAACTGCCAGAAAGGCAGGGTCGCCGCCATGCGCGCCGCGCTTGAGGCCGCCGCGCAAGCCGCACCTGCGTCAGACGAGCGAACCTCGCCCACGGCGCAGGCAAGAGAGGGCGGATAGGCCGGCATCATTTGGCCTGGTCACAAATCAAGAGCACGAATTGAGAACGGCCCGCCCCAACGGCGGGTCTTATTATGCGGAACCTATGCGCGCTAACCTTAGCCGTGCAGCCCTGCAAAGATCGTGTGACTGCTATTTGTGACTAGTCACACGCAAGCATCAACCGTGCCAAGTGAATACAATCAAAGACTTAGCGCGCAATAATATGCCAATCCAAATGTAACGATCTTATTTCTGCGGCCAATGATTTCAATAGCTTCCATGAGAGGTTATCAAAAAAGATGGTCATTCATGCGCCGCTCCGCCGCCGCTCGATTCGCGCTAGTCACACGGCCGCAGGCGCGACGTTTCACGTGAAGCTTATCCCCGCTGATTTGTGACTTGTCCACGCTAATCACATGGTGAAAACGCCGCCGGCCAGGGGGAGGCGGCGGCGCTCTCCATCCGCAGCGGAGCGTCACCGTTTCCGCTTTGGATAACGTTCCTCTGTCTCGGCCGCTTCTGCCTCAACCTCTGGATCCGCCTCGGGCGGCGGCGGATCCACCACCCCTTCGATCGCGTCGGCCGCGGCCTTGAAGAGCTCCGTGTCCGATACGCCGTGAATCCATTTGCCGGCCTGGCGCTCGCGCAGATAGCCCACGATCTGGGCCTGCTTGGCTTCGTCAACCATTGGCTTCTCTCCTTCAGCTTTGCTCCACCGCGACATTGACCGGACCCGTCGCCGTGATCTTGATCACAATGGTAATCGTCGCCGTCTCGGCCGGTTCCGGTTGCGGCGGCTCGACGTCGTCGGGCTCGAGCTCTGCCGACCAGGACGCTTGCAACGCCGCCAGGAATTTGAGGTGATAGCCCTTGATGAGCTCGCCGATCGAGACGCCGCTCGACCAGCTCGGCACCTTGGATTTGTCGCCGTTGACGATCTCCCTCGCGCCGTAGGCGTTGTCTGTATCCATGTCGAAGTAGCGCGCGAGCGTCTGCTTGCCGGCGCTGTCGGAGCGGTACCAGCCCTCAATCATGCCGAGCATGAGATTGTCGGTGGCAATCGCGAGATCGAGCGCCATGTCGGGATGACGATAGAGATCCTGCTCGCCGGTCAGGCCGAGCCGCTCCGACGCCTTGACATAATTTTCGGCCCACGTGATCTGAATTTTGCCACGGCCATAATAGACCTCGCCGGTTGTTGGATCCGGCTTGGCGTAGGCGTAGCCCTGCGCCGAGACATAGTCCCTGGCCTCCGCATCCGTCTCCTTAAAACCTTCGCGCACCGGCCACATGCGGGCGCCGCACTCGTGGTATTCGGTCGCCAGGCAATAGGCGAGCCAGCGCATATCCTGGTCGATTTCGTTCTCCCAATAGGTCAGGTCGAACTCCATCCCCTGGACTTGTTGCTCGGTGAGCCGGCCGCCGAACAGCGGGCCGCGCACATAGTCGAAGAACATTTTTCTATCGAACGGCATCAGAGCCGCCTCAAGGGAATGCCGACGTCGTAGCCGCCGAGTTGCAGCAGGGACAGGATGACCGCGAGGACTCCGATCACCACCGACACGGTCTTGATGATTCGGTTCAGCGGCTCAGGCACTGTGAGAGCGTCGCAGACATACCAGACCAGGCCGACGAGCAGGCCAATCACGAGCAGTCCTATGAGAAGTCCGATCATTTCGGTGCTCCTTGTGGCAGCCCCCGCGTCATCACTTCTATGATCTTCTTGATGCTGTCCTCGTTCTTGTCGATCTTCTCCTGCAGCACGGCGATGGCCTGCTTCATCTCGTCCATGCGCGCCACCGTGAAAGCGGCTCCGCGCGTCTCCATGATGCTGACGCGAGTCTCGAGCCGCACTGCATAGGCGACGATGGCGATTGCTTGAAGGATGAGGAACCCCAGCAGGGTGTGGTTGTCCTTCACCCAGGACTTGAGGTCAGTCATGCCGCGGCCTCGAGCTGGGCGACGCGCGCCCGCAGCGCCTTGATCTCCTGCAGCAGCAACGGGACATATTTCGAGTAATCGACACCGTATGCGTCATGCTCCTCGCTATAGGTGACGGAGTCGGGAAAGACCTCGATGGCCTCCTGCGCCATGACGCCGTAGGCCCACACATCCTGGCCGATCCACTTGAAGTGATAGACCTCAGTGGCGTCGAGGATCGAGCCGGCGTCGAACGTCTCGGCCTGTTCCTTGAGGCGCTCGTCGGACGTGGTGTTAAAAGCGGTGCTGGTGCTGTTGGCGACGCTGATCGAGCCGCACGCCGTGGCCGCCTGCATGAAGGCGGCGATGGTGCCATTCGCAGCGTTGCGGTTCATGCTGACGCACAGACCACCACTCTCGATGATCAGGTTGTTGGTGGTGTCGTAGGAGATTCCCGTGACATTGTTGATCGCGCCCGACGTGCTGCCGTGCTGGCAGATGAAGCCGACTTGCGGATAAAACATTTTTTGGGAAACGACATTGCCGGTCGTCCGGTTGATGATGAACGGCGTGTCAACATAGGTGCCGGCATCGTTGTAGCGGTTGATGTAGAAGTGCGAGCCGGCGTTCGCTCCCGACTCGGCGAGATTGTCGCCAAGCTGGACGTTCCAGCGCGCCAAGCCATTCGTCATTCCCGTGATACCGGCGGCCTGTCCCGATGCAGCTTTGTTGAGGGTGAGAATCGGATTGGCTTTGGCGATGACGAGATCGCCGGTCATGGTGTCGCCGGCTTTCGTCACCTTGCCGTTTGCGCTGGTCTGCACCGCATCGACATATTGCTTGGTGACGGCCTGCAACGCTGTCGTTGGATCGGCGGGCAGGTTGATTGGATTGAACATGTGCAGTGCAGTATTATCAACTGCCATGGTCACATTGCCTGCCAGCGAAAACACGATATTTCCGGCGGGATTTGTGCTGTAAAGCCCGTTATTCGCCACGCCGAAATTGATTGAAGTCGCCGTACTCGATCCTGCTGGAACAGACAGCGGGCCGGTCATCGTGTCGCCGGACTTCGCAACCTTCTCGTTGTCGAGTTCGACGATCGCAGCCTGCACGTTGGTCGCCGCGATGTTTCCGGCAGGGGCGAAGGTCGTCGTTGCAGCCGTGCCGCCGCCGCCCGCCGATTCATTCAGACTGACCGCAGCAAACAGCTGGTCGAGATACGGCGGCAGCGTATCCCACGGATTAGGGAGATCGTCGCTGTTGACGTAAACCCACTGGACATATTTGCGCAGCGTATCCAGCAGGGCGGTATCGAGCGTGGCCTGATTATAAACCATGCCGCCCCGTCGCGACGGCGGGTAGAAGGCGTGGCCGCCGACGAACATGCCCGCCATGCTGGCTTCACTCGGCCATGTGGAGTTCTCATGCACGACGATGATGTCGGAGGTATACGTCTCGAACCAGGCCGGCTGTTGATTGCCGCCCGGATTGCCGACGACCGGATTAAGACCCAGGTCGTGGCAGTAATCAGTCAGGCGCTTGAAATAATCGACGTAGTCAGTGCCGACGCCGCCGGGTCCGGTCTCGTACGGCATCTGGTCGAAGAAAATCCCGTCGACACGATTTGTCGGGTAGATGCTGAGCCAGCCGTCAACCTCGGATTTAACGAACGCTTCATCTACGGTGGCGTAATTGGTGTCGACATACCCAAGAACTTTTCCACCCGCGCCGTGCACCATCCCGATAAACGTGTCCCAGTTCACATCGTTGACGGTTCCCGGTCCGCCGGGTGATCCTGCATTGACGACCACCAGCACCGGCACGTCGGGATTGGATTTCATAATCCCAAGCAAACCCTGAACATCGGGATTCGTATAAGGGAGGCTTGGATACAGATAATAAGGAATGAGGATGCCGGTATTGACAACTGTCGCGTCGGGAGCGGCGGGCCTATTGTCGACGTACTGCTTCGTCGCTGCTTCGAGAGGAACTGTCGGGTTAGCCTTCAATTCAACCGGGCCACCGAAATATGTCTTGCCAGTAAGGCGTTCAACATAGATCGGACTGTCGACATACGCGCCAGCGTCGTTAAACCGATTGATCCAGAAGTCGTCCGCGGCTTCATCAGTAAGCGTGAGCGTCCAACGATTATCCGAGCCGCGCCTGCTGCCGATAGTTACTTCAGGGCCAGCGCCCGTTCCCATCCAGAGATCGCCAGCAGCAGCAGTCGTAATATTCAAGTTGCCGGTTAGCGTGCCGCCTGCCAGCGGCAGGTAATCGCCACCGACGACGCTACCGATGCTCTCCCACGAACCATCCCTCCTGCCGTACGTGCCGCCGTCGAACGGCGCCTCCGGCACGAGCCCTTCAAGGACGGGCGACACCTCCTCAGGGTCAAGCTGGCCCCAAGGCAGATAAGCGATGTCGCCGGTAGGCGGACCCCACGCCCAGCCGCTCAGGCCGCTGTCGTACAACTGGACGTAACTGTCGACACTGTCGCTGATCGCGGCGCGTATTCTGAAAACGCCGCCGCCGCCGCCGCTGCTGTCGATGCCGCCGGTCAAAGTCATGGGATCGGCGCCGTAATCGCCGTTCCATGGCTGGTCATTGTGGGTGAACCATATCAAATTGGCAGGGATATTGAACGCAATACGGATAACGCCGCCGGCGCCAAACGGCGCGCCGGGCACTGTGGCGAGGACAGTGACGCCATTGTAATCGATGATCTCGCCGGTCTCGGTGTTGATCGAAAGGTGCTGCTCGAGCACGTTGTGGAGAACGCCAATGATTGAAACGCCGCTGCCGCTCATGCCGGCCAGCGCCACTTCGGCGTAAATCACGCCGCCGTTACGTTCGGTTTTGCTCAGCGCATAGCAGGTAGCGGACGAAGCCACATTAACATGCGCATAATCATCGTATGGGCCGTCGAAATAGCATTCGCTCGAAAGCGCGGCATCCCAGCCATAGGCGCTGGGATTGACGAAGACTGGCGCGATGTTGACCCAACTTTCATTGAAGCGCGCGTAAGCGATGTCGTTGCTTGGAGCCTCTTCGACGCCGCCCGTTCCGCCATCGGTCCCAGGCTCACCCTGGGGGCCTGGCGGTCCTATCGGCCCCGGCACGGTGCTGTCGGCTCCGGCCGGGCCAGCCGGGCCAGGCGGACCAGGCGGCCCAACCACGCCGCCGGTTTCGAGCCCATCGACGCGAGCGTCGAGCTCAATGACTTCCGTCGCCAGCCCGGCGATGTCGCCGGTGAGCACGCCCATATTGTTGACCAGGCCGGCAATCGCCGCCGTATGCTCGCCGACGGTCGCTTCGACCGCTGTCATGTCGCCTTGCAATTCGGCGACGTCCGCCTCGAGTTCATCGAGCTCGGCGAGGTTTCCATAGAACTGCGTCAGCGCGTCGTTGATGTCGCGGCGCTCTTCCTGCAGCACCACGGTTTGCTTATCGAGTTCGCGCTCGAGCGACGCCGAGACGAGCGTGCCGGCGCGCGTCACATCAAATTGCCGCTCGTGCAGCCGTTCGCCCTGGACGCGCACGGTCGCGCCGCTCGCCTGGCCCGCGTCGAATGTAATCAGCGCGGTCGCCGGCGCCGTCGCGGTCAGGTCGATGGCGACGCCGAGCTCCTGGCGCACAAATATGTCGGAGTCCGCCGGCTTCACATAGACGCCGACGTCAAGCGAATCGAAGGCCTTGAAACTGGTCGGGCCGAACACGGTTTGTCCGGCCGTCGCGACATAGTCGGCGCGCCGCAATTCGCGCGGGATGGGATAGGCGATGCTCATTGTTCCGCCACCAATGAGATGAGCGCCGGCGCTGCCATGAACTCGATGCTGCTCACATCCAACTGCGTCACCGTTGCGCCATAATAGGTGCAATTGCCATCCGCCCCGACGGTGACGCCAGCCGGGATGACCGCGCCGGCGACCGCATAGATGGGGAAGGTCTGGTTTTCCGGCGGCCGCCAGCGCGCTTGCAAGGTGGCGAAGATGGTGCCGGACCCCGCGCCGGCATGACCGAGCCGACCGGCGAGCTTGACTGAGCCCGAATCATTTCGCCTCGCCTGCAATTCGGCGAAGCCGGGAACATTGGCGAAGCCGGACAACGGCGTCACGATCAGAACTTGATTGTAGGCGTTGAACGTCCCGTTATCGACGATGCGAAATCCGGCGCCGGAATAGTCTATGGTTTTGATGTCGCCGACTTTGCAGCGGAACGAATTGGTGTCGAGCTCGACCGCAAACGCGCCTGGCTTCGCCGCGTAAAACGAATTGTCATCCTCGACCACGATATTCTGTGCGTTGCCGATGTAGAGGTTAGACGTCAACAATGTCGAGACGCCGCCTTGCGGCGCAAAGCGGCAGCCCTGAATGTAACCCGAGCCGATGGTCGTCCCCAGCGAATTGACGATTGCCAGCGCGCGGCCGGCGCTGCCGTCAACGGTGCGCGTATAGGGCAAGCCGACGCCGGCGCCGAAGCATTCGCAATAGACGCCTTCGGCCTCGAAATTCACGGCATAGTCAATCTGGAACCCGCCGCCCTTGTTGACGATGGTCAGGTTTTCCATCGTGAAGAAGCCGGCGCCGCCGTCCGAGGTGCAGGTCTCCACCCACACGCCGCGCGACTTGTAGCCGATCGTGTCGTTGTTCTCGCCATACATGATGCAATTCTGAATGATGTTTTGATCGCCGGTTTGATAGAGGCGCACGCCGCCGCCGAGCCCGCGGCAATCGCGGATCAATCCGCCGAACATGCCGCCTTCCGGATTCTTGCTTTGATCATTGTAGTGAAAGATCGCGTGGCCCGCGCGGGGCAGCGTCGGCGACGTCGCGTCGTGATAGCCCTGCCCGATGTTGAGATTTTCCAAGATCGGTTTTTGCAGCGTGTTGCCGGTGGTGCGCGTGTCAATCAGAATGCCATGCTCGCCCTGGCGCTGCACCGCGCCGCCATGACCGCCGACAATCTGGAAATCGCCGCACTCAAACAGCGAGACGCCGCCCTGCGGCTCAAGCCAGATGCACGACGTCGTCGCGCTGACGCCGGCCATTGGAATGAGGCGCGAGCCGATGCCGACGCCGCGCACATGCGACCAGCCGTTGAGCTTCAAGCAATAATTGAGAGGGGTGGTGACTTCGCCGAGCGCGAACCCGCCGTCCGGAATGATGATCGTGAGATTGCGCGGCTGCGCAAAATCGATGCAGCTCTGACAAGCGGCGCGATCATCAGTGACGCTGTCGCCCTTGGCGCCGAACTGGCGGAAATTGACGCCGATGGTGTCCGGCGCGATTTCCCACCAGGCGCCATCCGCCGATTGCACTTTGCCGGCGTGGCCAGGATCCGCGCCGACGCGCTTGTAAAGCGCCTGGCCGCCGTCGCCGGCGACATAGTAGCCCGCGGTGTTGATCGCCAGGACGGGCGCCGGAATGGTCGCGGCGGCGACGATCGCGCGCGCGGCGAACAAGGTCGAGCTCACGGCGCCGCTCACCGGCGGCGCGAATTTCAATTGCGTCCCGACGCGCTGCAACACGTCGCCGTCGGTCGCGGCGACAATGTCGGCCGGATCGCCGGTTGAATTGACCGCGCGGCCAATGACCGAGAGCCCGACCGAGTCGCGCAGCTTTTGATTGGTGACGGAATCGTCCGCCGGAATGCCGACCGCAGCGTCCTCGATCGCCTCGAGCACTTCCTCGAGCAAATCCTCGAGCCCGCCGAACTCATTACAATCGCGGCGGAGCTCCTGCAGGATGACGGTTTGCTTATCAAGCTCGTCCTCGAGCGAGGCCGAGGCGATGACGCCGGCGCGCGTGACGTCGAATTGCCGCTCATGCAGGCGCTCGCCCTGGACGCGCACTTCTTCGCCCGCCGTCAGGCCGGGCGTAAAGGTGACGCTCGGCGCCGCCGGCGCCGCGGCGGCAAGCGTGATGACGACGCCCGGCAAACCATTTTGCCGGGTGAACACGTCGGCGCCGACCGCCTTGCGATAAACCCCGACGTCGAGCAGATCGAACGCCTTAAAATTCGCCGGCCCGAACAAGGTCTGGCCGTCCGTCGCCAGATACTCCGTGCGGCGAACCTGGCGCGGAATCGGATAGGTGCTGCCCATCGCAGAAAACTCTCCGGCGAAACTGGCGCGCAGCATGCGCCAGGCCGGCGTTGGTCAAGCCGTCATTGCGGCCAGGCCGCCCCGAGATCCGGCGCGCGGCCCGGCGCGACCTGGCCAGGCCGCCAGAAAAACTCCTGGCCGGTCGTGCTTTGCAATCGCTTCTCGCGCCGCCGCATCGCCTTGTGGGCCTGCGGATCCGTCAAATATTCCAGTTGATCCATGATGACGCGGTTCCAGCCGGCGCGCAGATACCAGAGGGACGCCCCTGGCGTGTAGCGCCGGAACGCGGCGATCGTCTGTTTCATCACCGACGTCTCTTCGTCGTCCGCCAGCTTCTGAAAAGCGCCAAGCGGGATTTTCGCGATGTCGTTGACGAAATTGATCGTCGGCCCCATCAGGGTTTCGCCGATCGAATAGCCCAATCGGTTGGCGTCGGCGAACAGGAAGTCGCCAAAGATGCCAAAGCCGCCGCCGGTCTGCGCCGCCTTCAACCAGAATTTTGGATCCGAGACGTCCTGCGGATCCTTGCCGGCAATCATGTCGCGGAGCTGCACCGCGATGGCGCCGCCGAGCGTGGTCGAGATCGCCAGCGCCCCGATATAGGCCGCGCCCTGGACCGCGCCGCGGCCGAGCTCCTGGCGGATCGCCTCGAGCTGCAACGTCATCATCGACAGGCCAAAGGCTTTGAACTGTAAGGCGCCCTGCGCCACTTCGCCCATGATCGTACCGCGACCGCCGACCGCCATCAGCGCCTTGCTGCGCTTGGTGCCGGACGGGACGGCCCGCTCGGTTTCGGACAGGATCATTTCAAGATAGCGCTCGGCGACCTCGCGCCCGGCGACGCGCTCGATTTCGGCCGGCCGCAACAGCCCGGCGGAACCGCCGACGGTATAGAGCGGCGCGGCGCGCATCGCGTCCCAATCCGCCGGCGAAATCCCATAGCCGTTCATGGTGCGCTTGATCAGCGGCGGCAGATCGGCCCAGGTCTTTTGCGCCTGGTCCGCCATGAACCCCTGAAAATCTGTGCCAAAAATATGCTTGCGGGCCTGCGTCCAGGGCGTCAGGCCGGACCAGGTCAGCACCCGATCGGACGCCCAGCGCGCCCAGGTGGCGCCGCCTTGCGTGCCGGCGAACCGGGCTTCCTCGCCGACGAGGTGCAAGGCGTCCTCGAGCACCAGGCCGGCGCGGATGGCTTCGGGCCGCGATAGGCCGCCGAATACCGTTCGCACCATTTCCGTCACCCAGAAGCGCGTCGGCATGCCGGACAATCGCTTGGCGATATTGCCGATCGCCGGATCCGTCGCGATCGCGCTGATCGCAGTCGAGCCGAGCGCCGCCGAAGTGATGAGATTGCGCACCGTGGCGAACCCCATGGCGACTTTTCCCGACACAATTTCGCCGCCGCTGATTTGCGACCAGAGCGAATCGAGCCGCCAATCCGCCAGGCCGGCCTTGTCGAACGCCTGGTTGGTCGAGCTCGCGCGATAGAGTGAGGTTTCGCCGGCGAGGAATTTGGCGCGCTCGGCTTCGATCACGCCTTTGAGCCAGTGGATCGTCGCGTCGGGATTCGGCCCGAGTATTTCCATCGCCGCGATGTCGCGCGCCATGCCCTTGACATGCAGCATCGCCGTCGCAAACGGATCCGGCTGCGCGAACGCGGTCGCGTACTGCATCCAGGAATCGGCGTCTTTAAAATGTAAAAAGCGATGTTCCGCGCGCTGTTTCCACAACGGGCCTTGGCCTTGCGTCGCGATCGACGGCGCGACGCCATAGGAGCCATCAGAAACGATGCGCTTGTAGGCGACGTCGAGCGCGGCCGACAGCCGCGTGTCCGACATGACGGCGCCGGTCAGCGGGTCGCGCATGCGCTGGCGATCGAGCAGGGGCGTGATGAATTGTTTCCACTGATCGCGCCCGGCCGAGATGATCGCCGCCGGATCGTGGCTTTGCGGCAGGCCGAAGCCGGTGAGCTTGCCGATCGACATGCCGGCCGCGTTGGCGCGCAGGCGCAGATCCTCGAACGCCGTCTCGAATTGCTTCGCGAGCGTCTGCGCCCGGATGTCGGAAACATTTTCGCCGAACAGCGAGCGCACCACGTCCTGCATCAGGGGCCGTTCGCGCCGCGTGCCGGCGAGCGCCGAGCGATCGAACAGGGTCAGCGCCTGCTCGAGCTTGGCTTGCACGGATCCGACGATCGCCTTGAAGCGGCCCTCGACCGAACTATAGCCGGTGAAGCCGTAATGTTCGAGCAAACGGATCGACGCTTCCATGATGTCAGGCACGCCCGGCGGGGTGATGCCGCCGGCTGGCCCTGGGGCTGCGACCACGCCCGGCGTGCCGCCTGGCGCGGCGGGCGGTCCGGCAGCGCCTGGGGGAACTCCGGCCGCCGCGGCGCCCGACGGCGGGGCGGCGATCGGCGCGCCGGTGGCGCCGACGCGATAGCCGGCAATGTCCGTCAGGATCCGGTGCCGCGCCGCGTCGGCCAGATGGGCGATGCGTTTCTGTTCCTCGCCTTCGGCCGTGATGTTGAGCGCCAACTGGCTGCGGGCGGCGCCGCGCGGATCGGCGTGACCGGCGAGTTGCGCCTCGCGCGCGAGCTCGTCATAGGCTTCGACCAGGCGCCGCGCTTCGGCCCGGGTGATTTCCTGGGCGGCGACCAGGTTGGCGATGCAGTCGGCAAACGCCATGATGGGCTACTCCTTGCAGGATTTCACGACGTCGGTGAGGTGCGCCGGCCGCTCGAGCTCGGCCTTGACGTCCTCCGGCGTCGACAGCCGCACCGTGCCGTCGGGCGCCGCGACCGGCTTCGCTTGCGCGAGGTCGTTGGTCTCGAAGGGCTTGCCCGTATCAAACAGGTTGGTCTGGTTGATCGCGTCATAATCATCGAGCCCGCCGGCGGGCAGCGGCTCGGCGCCGCCCCGCATCGGCTCGGCGGCGCGGGCGGCTATGCGGTCTTGGTTGGTGACGGGTTCGACGCCGGGGATGAGCGTTTGCTCGCCGGCTGCGGTGGGTTCTGTAAGCGCTGATCCAGGCGTTTGAACGCCTCCGCCAGGGCCGCGCCCTCCCGGAACATTTGTTTCAGCCTCTCGTCGGACAACCCCGAGAACGTCGCGCGTTGCTCCGGCGAGGGTTTGGTTGCCTGCTTTGACATTGGTCGCGGCCTCCTTGATCGCCTCGCGCACCGGCCCCGACGTGAAGCCTGACTCCAACAGTTTCGCCGCGAGCGCCGATTCGGTCAGCATGGTTTCGGCTTCGGGGCGGGCGATGGTCGACCCTGTTTCCTCAATCCGTCCGGCATTGGCAAGCACGCGCTTGAACAGGGTCTTATCCTTTTCCAATTCTCCCTTGACCTTGTTGAAGATCCGCATTTCCTCGCCGACCGTCGATCCCGGCGTATCGTCCAGAAACGTCATTTGGCTGGCGTCGGCGGCGCGCTGCATTTCCGACTCGCGCACGCGCTGCACCAGATAGGTCGCTTCATTGACGTTGCGCGGCTCGAGCGAGGCGATCTGCTTGATCGCGTCGGCCTGGCGGGCCGCGTCGCCCGGCAAGAGCTCGCCGACGATCGCGCCATAATGTTCCGGAATGACCTTGTTGACGATCATGCGGAACGGCTCGTCCTCGAGCTTGGCCAGGTTCGCGCCCTGGCGGGCGGCGCCGGCGGTCAGCGGAACCGACTCGTCCAGCGCCCCCGGGCGCTTGCGCAGCACATGGGCGATGTCGAGGGCCGAGCCGGTGCCTTGCGAGATATTGACCAAAGCCGCCAGCGCCTTGACGTCGCCGGGGGAATAGCCGTCGGTTTCGCGATAGAGCGCGCCGGTCATTTCGATGTCGCCGACCTTGCCCTCGCGTTGCAGGCGCCGCGCCAGGCCGGTGCGCTGGTGGCCGTCCGCGACATAGAGCGTCCCGTCCTTGGCTTCCCAAACGATCAATTGCCCGGCCTTGGCCGGATCCCATTTGGTGACGCCGCGCAGGCGGGTGCTCACCCCTTCGGCGTCGCTTTCCTCCTTGAACTGGAAGCGCTGGGCGTCGACTTTGAGCTTGGCCGGATCGAACATGAACACGCCGGCCATTTCGCCGGGCGATGGCGGCGGCGCGGTTTCCGGCGTATAGGCTGGCACTTCCTTGAGCTGGTTGACCGCGTCGACGCGTGCGACCGCCTGCCGCGCCTCCGGCGTCTCGACAGAAGCGGCAACCGTATCTAGATTAGAAACGGAGGTTTCCGTGAAACTGGTTGATTGGGAAGGGCGCGCGGCCGTAATTGGCTCCGACGCCTCTGCATTCATTCTGAGGCCGGGCGAAGATCCCAAGGCCGTCGATCCGGTGGAAGTCTGCGAGTCCGGCCGTTGGCTGACCGTCGAGACGTTCGCCGCGCGGTTTCCCGCGGTGACGGTGCCGATCGATGAACCAGTGGAAACGCCGCCCGGCGACAACATGCGGCCCTGATCCATCATCGCCTGAAATTCCGGCGTCGCTTTCGCCAGCGCCCCGCCATAGAGCGCTCGCATTTGCTCATCGAGCGAGATCCGGCGCGGATTATCCAAGGGCAGCGCGCGCGACTCGGTATACATGTCGTGGCCGCCCTGCTTGGTTTTGGCGTTGAACAGGTTCGGCTCCCAAATCTGGATTTCGCCGATCGTCCCGTCATCGAATTGCACCAGCACCTTGCGGTCGAAATATCCCTCCGCGGTGAAATTCCAGCCCTCATCGAGAATCGGGTATTTGGCGGCGAGGCGCGCCACGATGGCGTCGCCCTGGTTCGGCACGTCGACCAGGAAGCCGGCCCGCACCACGTCGGTTAATTCCTGGGTCGATCGATAGTCCTTGCGGACCATTTTTTGGCGCGTGGTTTCCTTTTCCTTCACGCCCGGGTTCTTGAACCGGGCGCCGGTCGCCGCGGCAATCTCCGCCCCAACCATGCCGAGCTCGTTCTGATGCGTCGGCGCGACAACATAGAGCTCATCGATCGATCGCGCCGGTTGCTCGGCTTTCAGCGCTGGCGTGTCGGCCGCGCTCCGGATCGGTTTGACCGGCGGCGGGATTTCCGTCGCCGCTGTGGCCGATGCCTCTGGAACCGCCTGGGATGCGCCAGGCGTGGCTTCGCCGGCCGCGGGTGTTCCGGGCGTCCCCGCCTCCGTCTTCGCAACGGGCGGCCCTCCTGACGGCTCTGCCGGCGCGATCTCGGTCACCCTCTCGGGCGTCGGCAGCAGCGTCTGCACCACGTCGCGGATTTTCGTCGCGCCGAGCTCGGCGGCGACGCGCTCGGAGACTTGCTCGAGCGTCCCGACGCCATCGCGGGCCAGCGATTGCAGGACGAGAATTTGATCCTCCGGCGCGCCGACCAGGGCCGAGACGCGCGCCACCTGGTCGACTGGCACTTGCCCATTGACCGCAAAGGCCGCCGCGCGCTCGTCCATCAGGGCGATGCGACCGAGCGCTTCGAGCTCCAGCGACCGGCTGGTGGCGGCGAGATAGGCCAGGCGGCCGTCGGCGATGAGCGGCGCGAGCGCTTGCTCGAGCGTCGCATTGGGCGGGATGGCGGCGCGCACTTCCGCGTCGTCGGCCGCCCAATCCGCCGGCCGCGGCAGCGGCGCCGGCGCGATCGTCGCCTCGGGATCCTCGGCGTGCCGCACCGCGGCGCCCAGCGTGATGTCGTGCGTTTGCGGGTTGACGCCCGGCGGCGCTTCGGCCGCCTGCTCGATCTCGAGCGTGCGCAGGATCGCCGCCAATTCCTTTTGGGTTCCTTCGTCCAGGACCGGCGACAGCGACCGCGCCACGGTGTGCAGATCCGGCGGCAGGCCCTCGCCGGCGACGTTGCGCACAATCCCGGCGATGCTCGCCTCAATGTCCGCCTGGACATTGGCCGGGAGCGCCATCGAACGGACGGCGGTCCCGAACATTTCGCGCACACCCTGGACCGCGCCGCCGATCGAGCCGCCGATTAAAAAAGCGGTGACGAGTTCCATCGCCACCTCGGCCCCGCCGCCGGGCGCTTTGATGCCGGAAACATTTCGGCGCTCGATGATCTGCGGCAAGGTCAGGGCTGTGATGCCGACATTGGTCAGCCCTTCGCCGACGATCGCGCTCAACATGCGGACGCCGGGCGACGCGCCGCCGGTGGCGACGGTGACGACGGCGTTGAGCGGCCCCTCGACCGGATCGCGCATCGTGGTCCAGATTCCCGCGCCAAGCCCGACCGCCATGCTCTTGATCGGCCCCGCCTCGGCCTGGCGAAGCTCGAGCTCCTGCTCCCTGGCGCGCCGCTGCAAATGCGGGTTCATCTGGATCTGAACCTCGGCCGCCAGGTCGCCGAGCTCCGGCCGGCTTTCGATCGCCTTGTTTAATTCCCGATTGAAGATCTGCTCGCGCAATTCCGGCACGAGCGGCAGATCGCCTTCGATCTTGTCGCCGCGCAGCATCGCCGCCCGGCGCTGGCGGCTCATTTCCATGTAGAGTTTCCGCGCCTCCGTACCGTAGCCGCCGCGCGTCGGGTTCTCGAGCTTGACGCCGAACTGCTCCTCGGCCTTGCGGATCAACGTATTGAAATAATCCGCGCGCAAATTGTCGTCGGCCATGACGCGCTCGGTGGCTTCCTGCTGCGCCGCGCTGGCGCGAAACAGGCCGAGCGTCTGAGTATCGCTGGCGGCGCGTTCCCGCATGCGCTTTTCCCTGACTTCGGGATGAAACAAACGAAAGCCGGTCGCCGCCTCATCGAACGATTCGCCTTGCGCGATGCGGCTCGAGACGGTTTCAAAATCAGCGCGGGTCGTGCCTCTGCGGCCGGCGAGCTCGGGCAGCGGTTCCTCATCATCGGCGGCGGGAGCGGCGGCGGCCTGGTCCTTCGGAAAGGAATAATAGCGCTCGCCTTTTTTGACGATCTGGAAGCCCGCCTCCTCCTCGCCCTTCATCGTCTTTTCAAAAGTCTCGTGGCCGCGGCCCTTGAGGATCAGGCCCGATTTGGGATCGCGCGAGGCCCAATGGCCAGTTTCGTCCGGCGTGATGCCGGCCGCCTTCGCGCCTTCGTAATCGTAGTCTGCGCCTTCGGGATCGAATGCTCTCTCAACGACCCCGGCGCGCGCGGCGAAGCCGGTGCTCATGGCGTGTACGCCTTGGGCACGCGGTCGCGATACTTTTGCTCGACTTCCTTCTTGTCGAAATCAATCACGACCGGCTTGCCGCCTTTGACGTCGCCGATTACGGGACTCTCCTCCGACGCCGGATCGCCGCGCACGAAAATATAGCCCTTCGGCGTTCTGACCGGCGTCGCCTCTTTCAAGTCGTCGGCCTTCACCGCCCGGCCGTCCTCGTGCTTAAACTCCGTGAGATCGGCATCCGTGATCGAGTCGATCACATCGCGAAATTTGTCCGTCCGGATATTCGGCGGCACGATGGTTTTCTGACTCCAGGTCGTGGTTCGGCGAAACCAGGTGCCGCCCGGCTGATAGCTCGCCGGCCCGCCGAACGAATTGCCGCTCGGCATCGTCGCCTTGCCGGCCGCGGCGCGCAGCGCTTCCCTGTAAATCTCCTTGGCCTTGTCGTCGTCCTTGGTGACGCCGGCTCGGTAGGCGCGCTCGGTGTAGATCTGAAATGCGGTTTGCTGGACGCGGGCCTTGTCGGCGCCGCTCATCGCGGTGCCGAACTCGGTCCGAAAGATTTCCTCGCGGTTGTCCGGCTCCGCCGGCAGTTTGCCTTTGATCTCCTTGTCGTTCAATTTCATCTGGCCGTTGACCGCATCCTTGATCACCGGGTGCCGCGCTTCCGGCGGCCCGGGCAGGATCGCCAGGCCGCCAACGCCCTTCATTTGCTGGCCGCCGATTTCCTCGAGCACAGGCCCGGCCTTGTCGCCAAAGACTTTGACGATCGCGGTCACGAGATTGAATGCCGGCTTGCCGCCGCGCTCGTAAATCTGTTTGCCCTGGGCGACTTCCGTATCGGTCAATTTCCGGTCCGGCGCGCCGTGTTGCTCCGTAAATTTGTCCATCGGCTTGCGCGCCCGCAATTGCGCCTCGAGCATCGTCTTATCGTCCGGGGCGTCGCTGTGCGCCAGGCTGAGATTGAGCGGCCCGACATCGACCTGGCGCGTCCTTATCGCATCGGAGACCGGATCCTTCTCGAGCACCTTTTTGCGCGCGTCCCTGGTTTCGGTCAGGTCGGCGATCAGCCTCGCCGTCTCGGCGCTTGAGGCGCCGGTTTTTCTGGCGCGCTCGCGAATGGCGCGCTCTTCGGCGTCCAATTGCTCGGGCGACATTTCCGCCATCTTGCGCAGATTGTCCGCGCGCATGATGCCGGCCATGATCAATTGCTTTTCGCGCGGCGTGGTCGCCGTCGCCAGCGCCGCCTGCTTTTCCGCGTCGGAAATCGGCAGGCCGGCTTTGCCGCGTTCCTCGAAATCCTTGACGACCTTCTCGACCTTGGTTTCGCCGGCCTTGACCCGCCGCTCCTGTTCGGCCGCGCCGGCCTCCTTGGCCTTTTTGACCGCCATCAGATCATCAAACAGTTGCTTGTCGGCCGGCGTCGCGCCGCCCTCCTGCGCCTTCTTCTGCAGGCGCGCGAGCTCCTGGTCGATTTCGGCCGGCGACTTCGCCGAGAGGGTGCGCAATTCCTCGGCCTTTTTCAGCCCGTCCTCGACCAGCGCCTTTTCCTTCGGGGTTTTCGCCTTGTCACGCAGCGCCTGCTTTTCGGCCTCGGGGATCGGCTGATTGGCGGCCGACCGATCGCGCAGCGCATCGACCCCCTCCTTCACCTTGGTTTCGCCCGCCTCGATTTTCCGGACGCGCTCGGCGTCGCTTTGCTCCTTGTGCTTGCGGACTACTTCGGCGTCCTTCAAAAGCTGCACGTCGGTGGCGCTCGCGCCGGCCTGGGCCTGGGCTTTCTCGCGCAGCCTGGCGATTTCGGCGTCGAGTTGCGCCGGCGTCTTTTTCGCCAGGATCGCCAGTTCCTCGGCCTTGGCCAGGCCGTCCTCGACGATCTGCTTTTCCTTCGGGGTTTTCGCCGCCAGCCGCAGCGTCTGCTTTTCGGCCTCCGGAATGATCGCGCCCTCGGCGGCGCGCACCCGCAGCGCATCCATGTTAGCCGCGACCTTGGCCTCGCTGTGTTCGGTGCGGCTTTGCCGGGTGCGGTAGCCGGCCTCGATTTGCTGCTCGATCTTGAAAATCGTCTCCGGCGACATCGCGCCGCGTCTTCGCGCCTGCTCGAGCGCCGCGGTCGCCGCGGTCTTGTAATCTTCGGGATCCTCGATTTTCGCCGGCGCCTTCATGACGCGCAAAATTTCGTTGTTCTCTTGATCCTTTGAATAGCTGCGGGCCGCGTCGACCGCGCTGCCGCCATTCTTGACGTCGTTCTCGTAGGTCCGTTTGCGCTCCTTATCGTTTTCCTCGAGTAATTTGTCCTTCTCCGGACCGTCCGGCATGTCGAGAATGTCATTGCGCTGATTGTCGAGCGCATCGCGCCGCGGGATGGACGAGGCGCGCGCCGCTTCCTCGGTCCTGGTCTTTTGCAATTGCAGCGAATCGACCGTCAAAAAGGTTCGGGTGCGCTCGAATTTGGTTTCAAACTGTCCCCTGATCTGCGGGAACACGTGCCGCTGCATATAGTCGGCTTTGATTTCATCGAGCTTCTTGGTGAGCGCGCCCGGACTATCGCGCAATTCGACCGCCGCGGTTCGCATGTCGCGATCGAGATTCGCTTCCAGCATGTTGGTGTAGGTGGTGGTTGCGGCCTCCTCAAAGGCTGTGCCGCGGATGGTGGTTGAATCATTCGGGCGCCATTTCTCATCCACGCCGGCGATCTGCCCCGCCCTTGCGCCTTCGATCTTGGCGAACTCATCGGCGATCTTGTTCGCCCGCGTCGCGAGCTCATCGCTTGCCTTGTAGATCGCGTCGCCGACTTCGCCCTGTGGTCGCGTTATCGCCGCCAACGGCTCCGGCATGGTGGGCCGGTATTCCGGATCCGAGACATTGAGCTGATTGGCGCGCTTGTTGGCCATCGCTTAACCCCGCCGCAGGAAGCGGGCCGTGGTGTCGAGGCCGAGCCCAAGCGATTTATAGAATCCGACCTGTTTCGCCGCCCCGCCCTGGGCGCGGAGGTTGGCCGCCTTCTCGAGCAGCCTCGTTTGCTTCTGTTCCTGGCTTTGCGTGTCGATGCCGATCGCGCGCTCGGCGTCCTCTTCCGCCTCGTCGCGGGCCAGCGCCGGCGTGCCAAACGAAATGTCCAGGCCGGACGCGGCGAAGGCGACGTCGCGCTCGCCGAACGTCTGCAACAAGCTGCGCCGCATCGATGTCCGCTTTTCCGTCCCTTTGAGCATTTCGGTGGGGATTTCGGCCTCGGCGTCCTGGGCCGCGAGCTCGTAGGCCGTCGCCTTTTCGGCGGCTGACGCCTGCGCCCCCATGATGCCGGCGAGCGACGCGCCGCCCGAGAGCACGCCGGAGAGGATCGAACCCCAGCCGAACGAGCTCGTCGCCGCAACCGGCGCCGCCGCGCCAATCGCGCCGGCGACAGCCGGAGCGGCGCCCGCGACAGCGGTGGTTGCGGCGGGCGCCGCGGTGGAAAAAATCGATCCGATCGCGCCGGCGACGGAGGTTAGGGCGGCGGCGGCGAGTTCCATGTCAGCCTCACTTCGCTTCGACCGTGATGTCGCGCAGGTCGAGCGCGCCAGGACGGAGCTGGGTAAACAGGACGGTTCCCCCGTTGGAAAAGCCGCGGATGCCGGTTTTTTCAAACGGGCCGAATTTCGGGGCGATGCCGGCCAGATCGGTCGCGCCGCCCCAAGCGCTCAGCGGCACATCTTCGACCGGCCCGCCATTGGCGGCGATCGCCAGGGATTGCGTGCCATTCAATTCGCCGCGCACTGCGGCGATGCGCTGCGGCTTTTTGACTTGCGTGCGCTCCGCGACAAGCCTTGTCGGCGACAAGGTTTCGGCCCGCGGCGCCGTCCAGCGTCCGACGGTCACGACGGTCGAGGGCCAATGCAAGGTGATGGTTCCTTCGGCGACCACGAACGGCCCGTCCGGAAATCCGTCGGCGATCGCCCACACCGTTGCGCCCTCGAGGCGCTGCAGGCCGGCCACCACGGTCGTCGCCGCGCCGAAGGTTTGGGTGAATGCCTGATCGAGCAGCAACCCGTCCTCGAGGATTTCGTAACAGGCGCGCTGCACCCCGCCGATCGTGCGCAGCACGATCATCGAACAGCGATTGAGCCCGTCGACCGAGACATCGAGCACGTCGCCGTCCGTCCGCCAGCGCACGAAGGCCGCAACCTCCTGGCCGCGAATCAGGATCGCGGCGGTCGCGCCCTCGATGCCGCGCGCCATCCAATAGCGGTCGGCCGCGGTGGAGATCGAGCTTTTCTGCAAGCCGACGGCGGCGACGCCCTGCACCAGATGCGAGGCGAGCAACGACACGGGCTGGCTTTCGATGACTTGCGACATATCCGAATAGGTCGCGGCATAAACGATGGTGCGGGCCGCATTGACGTAGAGCAGCGACCCTTCCTGATCGACCGGCGGAATATAACGCGCGCTGCCATAGCGTGAGGAATTGACGATGTTGATGGGTTGCTGGCGCGATACCGGCCGGGTCGAGACGTAATATTCGGCCGAGCTGGTGAAGATGGTCAGGAAGCGCGAATTGACCAGGTGTTGAATTTCGTCGGCCCCGTCCTGATCCAAATTGATCAGCACGGCCGAGCTCGCCGATTCAATCTCGTCATTGAGATCGAAATACTCCGCCGTGACCGACGCCAGCATGGCGCCGGGTTTCGAGCGAAAGCCGCCTTGCCAGAGCCGATCTTCATTGAAGCACCCGCATGATGCGTAACCGCGGGATGCACTTTCCAACGGCTCGCCGCCGACGTCGCCGAATTGCTGGTGGGTCATGCTGGCGCCGACGATGCCGGTTCCGCCCTGGGCGCGCGCCGTCATGGCGAAGCGCTTGCCGGCGTTGGCCCCGCTAAATTCAATCTGGAACCAGTGGAAGGTGGCGCCGCCATAGAGATCGCTGACGACAACGCCGGTATCCTCGACGCTGGGCAGCTCATGGATCGCCGCCGCCAGCGCCGCGGTAAAGCCGGTGAAGGCGGCGTCGGCGGTATAGAGCGCCTCGCAATCCTCGCCATTGACCGATGTATTGACCCAGATGCCGGAGCCGTCGCCTTCCGACCAGGTGATGTTCAGGCGCCAGATGTCATTCGTCTTGGTGTAAGACCCGCCATAATCCACTTCCGGCATGTTGGTGAACGGCACCGGTTCCGATTCCCATTCCGAGTCGGCGGTGACGCGCACAATGCGATAGGGCGGAAAATCCTTGTGCCACAAAAACAGCGTCTCGAGCCGTTGCGTGCGGCGCAATTCATTGATCTGGGCTTGCGTCGAGTAGGGCAGAGAGACCGAGCCGACATAGGCCGGGCCTTTGAAAATGTCGCCGTTTCCTGGGGTGACGATCAGCGTATATGCGTCGGTCGCCGAGACATTGAAGGCGAATTGTCTGCCGAACGTTCCTGGCCCCAGGCCGGCGTCGCGATAGACGTAGATGCCAGCGACGGAAAACGTATGGCCCGCGGTGTCGCCGCCGAGATATTGCAAGCGCAAGCTGGTGGTGGTGATCGGCGAACCCGGCGTTTTGGCGAAGCGGCGATTTTGCGTGACATTGCTCACATCGAAGGCCGGCGAATAGGCTTGCCAGGCCGCGCCATCGAGCCACTGGATTTGCAGATTATCGACCAGATTCCCCGGATAGCTGGTGAAATAATTCAGGATATCGACCAGGATCACGGTTTCCGGCGCCGTGAAATTGAGCTGGATGACGGTCGCCGGTCCGGCGAACGGTCCAGGATCGGTGACGACGCTGGTTGGCTCGACAGCTTCCAGTCCGCCCCTGACATAGGCGATGTCTCTCGAGCGCGGCAGCAAGCGAAAACCGCCTTGCGGGCGCGGCTCGACATTCGTCATTTCTTTGGCCGCGGCGTAATATTGCTTGATGTCGGCCCGCCCGGCCGCGCCGGGCTCGAGTTCGCCGGCGTTCCATGAGTATTGAATGGCGCCCGGTTTCGCTACCATGTGAAGCGCGCCGATGTCAGCGGATCCGGATCCACCGGCGTCGACAACATAGGCCCTCCGGAAATGTCGGCATTGATCGCCACCCGCACCAGGCCGCCGAGCCGCAATTCCTGCGGGCCGCCCCAGGCGACGGTCGTAAACGCATCGAAGAGATTGGCGTCCTGCGCCTCGGGGATGGCGAGCTCGGCCGCCAGCGCGGTGACAAACAAATTCTTGAAACTGCCGGGCCAAAATTCCGGGTCGACGTCGCAGATGTAACTCGCCCAGATCTCCGGCTCGTTCGCATAGAGGCGATTGCCGGCGTCATCGAAATCGCGCAGCGGGTGGCGCGGATCCTTCGCGGCGCCCATGACGCGCAGCGGCGCGCTCAAGGCGACGCCGGGACGCTCATAGGCGTAGCGCCAGCCGTCGATGGTCTCGGCAAGCTGATTGAGTTTGAAGGTGCGCGTGGCAAAGCGCCAGCGATGCGGATGGCCAAAGCACGCGCCCTTCACCAGGTCATACGAGATGACCACGGCTCTTGCCCGCTCGGTGTCCTCGTCCCAGCTCTGCATATCGCGCGAGCCGATTTTGGCGAGCGCGGCATTGGCGATCTGGATACGGGCGTCCGGCATGGTTCATATCCTTTGGGTGGAGCGCGCGCATCGCGCCAGGGAGGTGTGCCTTAGTCCCGCGCGCGCTCCCGCAGCGGCCTACGCGGCCGTCACGTTTCCGGTCGCCGGCACGGCGGTCAGAATGTAGGTCGTATAGGCCGGCGTGCCGTTGACGACTTGCGCGGCGATCACGACGTCGCCCTTGCGCAAGGTGTTGCGGGCGGCGTTGAAGTAGCCCGCGGCCGCCACCGTCGCGGCGGCGTCGGCGGTGGCGTAGAAATAACAATTCTGGACCACGCCCGCCGACACGGCTGAATCGCCCATCTTGGTGAGCGACGATGCGATGAATGCCATTGCGAAATCTCCTGTGAGCTCTGAGCGGATTACGGCGTCGGCCGGGTCAGCGCTGTGTTGGTGGAAAAGCGCAGGCGCCGGATTGCGCCCGTCGCGCCGCCGAGAATCGGCACTGACGCGGCCGGCATCCAGTTGTTCGCCAGATAGGCCGTGTAGAGGTTCTCCCAGGTGATGCGGCTTTGCATCTCGTAGTTCGTCGCAAAGCCGATCGCCGATTTGGCCCACATATAGGCGTCGAGCTGGTTGGCGGCCGGCGCGGTCAGCACGGAGTCGGGGACCAGGAAGTAGGTCACGAATCCGAACTTTTTCGCCGTGGTCATTTTGCTCAGCGGATATTCCGGCCCGTTATAGTCCGAGCTCGAAAATTCGCGGTACAGCAGGAGCTGGTTCCACATGACTTGCGGCAGGGCGCAGAACAGTTCGAGTTCATCGACCCAGCCCGAGCCCATGATTTGGCCCGCGCCTGTGATCACGTCGAGGATCGAGATCGCCGCCGTACCGTTGCCGATCGTCGGAATGTTGGTGTCGGCGTCGAGACCGAGAATGACGGTCCGGTCAAAGCGCCGGCCCAGCGCCATCGCGGCGGATTTTTGCGTCACCTCCTGCTCGTTCTCCGACATGGTGTTGATGTCGGGGTGACGGATCCAATCCGCAGCCTGCCAATCCTTGATCACGGCGTTGACGGTGGATCGGTCGAGATTCATCGGGGTGAGCTGCTCGATCGCCGGCGACATTTCGCGGGCTTCGGCCATGCCGGCAATGCGCCAATAGGCGGTCTTGCCGAGAATGCGATCGGGTTCGCGGAATGTGCCTTTCAGCATCCAGCCCTTGGATTGCAGCACATGGGTCGCGCCCTTGATGTATGCGTTTTGATACCAGGCGGAGACGGGGACAGACATGGGGTTGATCCTCGGTGAAGCGAAAACGGTTCGCCTCGGGCCGATTGCCACGCGCCGCCCAGGGGTCGGTTGAGGGATTGCCCCGGGCGGCCGCTGGGTCCATCCCGCGGTTAGCCCCGATCATGCGCTCAATCGGCGACGGTCAAGCCGGCTCACCCGACCGGCGAATCGCCCCAAATCTTTTTGGCCAAAGCGGTGCGCTCGAGCTGCCAATGCTTGTGCATCGGGTGGTTCTGGTCGGATTCGGGCTTGCTGAGGTGCCGGTCGAAATCCTGCTCGCCCACCTGGCCTGGCGAAACCCCGGCCGCGGTCGCGGGCGTGACTTCCTGCAACTGCTTCCGGAACCACTCGATCGCGACATTGCCGGCGTAGCTATCAGGCAAAGCCGCCAACAAGAGTTCGGCCGCGGGCTGTTCCAGGCCGCGGGTTTGCATGGCTTTCAAAAACGCGATGTTGGCTTCGACGCGGGCCGAGACGGCCGCCGCCTTGCCGTTTTCGTCCAAATGCTGCGACGCGATCGGCACCAGCTTGTTCTTTTCCGCCTCGTAATCGATCGGCGTTTCCAGCGCGCCGGCCTTGACGAAGGCGTCGAACACCCCTGGCACGAAGGTAGCGAACGCTTTCGCCGGAATGCCGGCCTTCAAGGCGACTTCCTTGACCTTGCCGAAGAGTTCGTCCTTGGCGAGATCGGCCGCCCACACCTTCGACTCTTCCGAGAAATCGCCGAGCGTATAGGCCGCGGCCTCCTTTGGCGGGGCGTCCCTTGTGGCTTCGGCGTCGCGGAACCCCTTGGTCGCCTTCCAGAGCTGGTCGATGGTGGTTTTGTCGTCGGGACCGGCGAGGTGGTCAGGCAGGCCCTCCGGACGATAGCCGGCCGGTAGGGGCGGCGCGGCGGCGCCGGGGGCCTGCCCGTCGACCGGAACCGGCGGAGGCGGAGCGCCGCTTCCTGTGGCGCCGGCCGAAGCTGCTTGTGTGCTCATGAAATCGCTCCTTCACGAGATTCGGGTGTTTCCTCGCGACCCCTTTGGATCATCGCGAGAAGGGTGAAAAAAATCTGGTTCTGGCCCTCGCGCTGGCAGCCCAGGGCGTAGGCGCGCATTGGCTCGAGATTGGTGTGGGCGACGAACACGGGACGCCGGACCGTCATGTCGGCGAGATATTCCAAAACCAGCATGCCCTCATTGGTCGCCGCGATCATCGCCGCGGCCTGGGCGACGCGGCGGTCCTCTTCGGTCATGGCCGAGCGCTGGCTCGGCGGCTTCAAATCCATGTCGATCGCGCCGAGCACCTTGTCGACTCTGCTCAGCATGTCGTCGATCGGCTGCGCCTGGCGCCGCCCATAGAGAGGCGCTGCACTCACGCCGCGAGCTCCACGGGTTGCGGTCCGGCTTTGGCCTGCTCGACCGCCATTTGCTGCTGGGTTTGCGCCGCGGCGGCCTGGGCCGCGGCCTCGGCCAATTGCTGCTCGAGCTGCTTGCGTTCGGTCTTGCTGAGCATGAGCGGCGACGGAACGCCCATCTCCTTGCCGATATATTCCAGCGCATCGTTCAATTTGATGATCAGTTCGGCCGCCTGCGGGCCGCGCAACTGAATCACAAGCTGCATGTAATCGGTGATGACGGACAGGGTGTTGGCTTTGAGCGCCGCGGCCATCGGCGAGATCACATCGATTTGCAACAGGAGCTCGTCAATCTTGAGGTTGGTTTGCAACAGGCCGCGGCGATACAGAATATCGATGCGGCGTCGCACCATGTCCGGAATAATCTCGTTCACGAGACGACCGAAGGCGCCGAGATAGGTTTCCGAAATCCGTTTGAGCCGCGCCATGATTTCGGTGGCGCTGACCGGCGTCTTGCCCTTTTCCGGCACCCGGTCGTCATGCAGCATGATTTGCACCTGCTGGCGCATTTCCTGGGTGATCAGGTTCGCCACGTCGATTTTGCCTGCGGCGGCGTTGAGCCGCATGACGTCCGGCCCCATGATGCCGCCGGTGGCGGTCATCGGCCAGAACGCGCCCGGCGCAAAGCGCACCGTATCGGGATTAAACGCGCCGCCTGGCCTGTAACCCCAAAGGCCCATCATTTCGATCGCCGCCGCCTTCAAGGTCAATTCGACCGCCTTGTTCAAGGTCTTGATCGTCGGCAAGGCCAAGAGTATCGGCCCGCGCCCATAGGCTTCGCCCGGGACGCGGTAATAGCGCGGGCAAACGAACGGCTTTGTATTCAGCATGCCGTCTTTGATCGGCTTCTCGCAGCCATCGACATAGGCGATAAAGCGCCACTGTTTGCCTTCCTGCGCCCAATCCTGATGCAACAGCATGGTTTCGTCGGGGTTGGCCTCATGCTTCTTTTGAAAATCCGGCGGGTAGTAGCCGTCGGGAAAGGCGAGCTTGATTTGCCGCCGCGTGATTTTCGAGTTCCAGAACAGCGCTATCACCTTGCCATAGGCGTCGACCTCGATGGCGCATTCGTCGAACGGAATGCACATGTCGCGAATCGGCCGGTCGTCATCGCCCTCGAGCGTCAGGAGACAGCCGGTGCCGGCCTGAAGGTCGACGCACATTTCCTGCGTCGCCTCGTCCCATTCCGAGCCGCAGAAGGCTTGCAGCACGTCCGAGATTTGTTGGAGCTGGTCGTCGATTTTTTTCACCGCGTCCGGCGCGAGACCCTTGCGCAGGACGGGACCGGCGCGGAGCTTGAAAAAGGGTTGACCGGGCGGGAATAAATCTTGCTGCAATTGGCCGCTCGACCGGAACGTCGAGGCAATCGCGGTCGAGTCAAAGAGCCGATCGACGCGGTTGGATCCTGGCGCGTCGCGGTCCGCCGGCCGCCGATACGGGATCGCAAACTCGTAGGCTTCGTCATAGAGGGTTTGCCAGGCGGCGCGTGAGGACCATGCCTTTTGCGAGCGCGCGTGGTGCGCCTTGAGCTCGGTATCGGTCGGCGGTTTGCGCGCCATGTGTTACGCCAGCGTCGATGTCGAATCGCCGAGCAGCAAGCGCCGACCCCTCGGCCGTGACCGGGCTTTGCCCAGTCCTTTTTCAACCTCCTGGGCGCTCGCCTGCACCTCCTGCTGCTGGACCGCCTGCGACGCCTGGCGCTCGCGCTTCGATTCGAGCGCCGCTTTCTCCGCCGACGCCTTGGCTTCCCGCGCCGCCTTGCCCGAGAACATTTTCGAGATTGCGCCCATAACGGGCCTCCCATCGTTCACAATCGTTCGCGTATCCCGCGAACGATAACCCGGCCAGCGTCGCCAATTTGCGCCCCGGCGCATGGCCTAGACGCACATGCGCAACCAGGGCCGCATCTTGCGCCAGGGTTGGGAAGGTCAAGCGGGCGAGCTTGATCAGGGTTTTGAGATGCCGCGTCGCCGATCGGTCGAGCGCGCACCACAATTCATGACCGCCATCCGGCATCGGCGCGAAGCCCGCCAGCGCGATCAATTGATCGCCCTCGGCGACGCCGGCGAGCTCGGAGCGGGCGCATTGCAGGGACGCCGCGAGCCGGTTGATCCCGACCAAGATATGAGCCCGATGCAACAGCGTGAGCGCGGCGACGAACGGAACGGGCCGAACTAGGGTGAGGTCAGACGCGCCAGACATTGAAATCGGCCGACGCGGTTTTTCCGCTCACAATGGAGACCACATTGCCCGGCCGCCCCGCTTTCGCCGCCTGGTGGATCGTGCCGGCGAGCCCGCGGACCAGCAAGAGCCCATATTGCAGCGCGTCGTGCGGGTTGGCGTAATCGTTCTTGTGCGGCGCGACGTCGTAACGATCGACCACCCCGTCGCGGATTTTTCGGTATTTGTAGTGCGCCGCAAATCCGCCGATCAGCATGCGGCAGGACGGATCGATCAGCATGCCATGGTTTAGCGCGAGCCGGACCGCCTCGAGCCGCGGCGAGACTTCGTTGGTGGGCGCCGGCATCACGTGATGGCCCAGCGCGAGCCCGATCGCCTGCGCCCAGGAGAGCTCGCCATTCTCGCGATCGGCGCCATAAAAGCCGGCCGGGTCCGCGCCATACTTGCCCGGCGGACAGTTTTGAAAGCGCTCGGAGGAGAGGATCGGCACCAGCATCGCCGCGAAGCGCTCAATACCGGTCCCTGGACCAGGCGCACATTCGGCGTAAATGCGCACCTTGCCGAACGTATCGATCTGAAACAGCACCGCGGCGGGATTGCCGCCCTGGTCAAATCCGATATGCAATGGGATCTGCGGAATCGGTTTCAGCGTGCCGTCTGCTACGTGCGTGCGCTCGTCAAATTCATACTCGTAGACGGGCTTTCCGTCGCGCGCGTAGCCAGGCCGGCCCTCGACAAAGCGCCTTCGGTCCTGGTCGCCCCAGGTCAGCGCTTCGGATTCGTATTCTTCGCGCGTCTTGCCCGCCCGATTTTCGGCTTCGTTCGACAGGCCGCTCGGCTGTTGAAAAAAATTGATCGCGGGCAGAAAAGATTCGCCCTCGATTTCGGCTTTTCGATCGAAGGTGCCGCGCACTCCGGCCTGCCAGATCGGATGATCAACGTCGGGCGGGTTGAAATCGACCGCAACCACCCTCGGCCTTATGGCGCCTTCGGCGAGCATATCGCGCGGCGGATAGCGACCGGTCCGCGAATAGAGAAACGGGATCACCCTTTCGTGGAGAAGGTCGCCCTCGTTGCACCAGCCCGACGACGTCTCGTAGCCCTTGAGCAGCTCCTCGATTGCGACGTCGCCGACGGCGAAAAAATCGACCGTCAGATCCACCGGAATGGTTTTGTTTTCGCGCACGGTCTCTAAACGCAAGACGTGCTGCGCCGGCCGATCCTGGCCGCCCGAGAAGGAGGAACCCTGATAGTCGGGCGGGAAAAACTCGAACCAGGTGCGCAGCGTGGTGCGGTAGAGCGCGCGATAATTGTCGCGCAGCACGGTGAGCCGTCCGCGAATGACGCCGTCGCGGCAGACCGGCATGGCCGACACGTGAAACCGGATGGATTTGAACACCGCGCCGACTGATTTTCCCGAGCCCGCCGGCCCGGTGATCATGTCGATCGGTCCCATGCTTCGGATGAAGCGGGCGCAGACCGGGCCGGGCGGAATGTAGCGCATCAGCGACCAGACCGGATCTTTGGGCGGCTCGAACCCGCAGAGCTCCCGCAGTTGCGCCCGGGACAAGACGGTCATGGCCGCGGTCCTGGGGTGTCAAATCCTGTCACCCGCGCCCCGCACCCCCATTCGCCGATCCAAAATTCTTCGCCTTTCAACCACATGAAGGTTTGGAAGCGGACTTCATTCCTGTGAGTGTGAGACGATACCCCCCTGGTGGAGAGGTGGCGCGCCGTTTTCCAAGCGCCGGCCCGAGCCTGCCCCACGGGAAGGGAGGGGGGGGGAGGGGGTTGACGTTGCTGCAAGGTCAGCGTGCTCGAGGTCAGCTCCTCGAGGGGGTGGCTCGAGCCAGTTCGGATCTCGATCAGATGATCTCGGATCATCGGTGCATTTCCGAATAGCGTTGCACATTCAGCATGTTAGCCTGCCCGTGTGACTAGCCCTCTTGTGACTTATCCCGATCATGGTCGCTAAGCCCTTGATATTGCTCGGCCTGAAGCTCGATCGGCTCGAAGGCTGACATGGCGCGCGTATCGCTGCGCTCGAGCTCGGCCGAGCCCTCATGGATCACGACCACGGCCCGCGGCGCGTCGGTCCGCATCTCGACCGCCTTCGGCATTTGCTGGGCGACATAGAGCGCCGCCTCTTTCGCAGCCTTGAGCTGCAAATCGAGCACCGATCGCGCCTGGTCGAAGGTCACGAGCCCGATCTTGTCCCCGTCACCCGCAAGTTTGGCCGCCAGTTCGCGCGTATCCATTGACAGAATCGAGCTCAAAAACTCGACCGGATGTCGATAACCGCGATGCGCCAGCAGCTTCGCCAGGTCGCGCGACATGGCCTGCGGCCCGATCGGCCGGCCCGGCCGCCGCGGCCCGCCGGCGACGGTGTGGCGCGCATAATGCCCATCGGATTCGGCGTCGAAACCGAGGAGCTCGAGCTGCGCGTCGTCATCCTGGCCAAGCCGGTCCGGCGCGATCGACTGCGCCAGCGCGCCGAGAGCCGAGCCCGAGCCGTTGGCTGTTCTGGTCATTTTCGCACCCTATCACGCGGGCTGCACGGCCAAGCCGGATGCTATGTGCTTGATCTACATCAGCTCGACCGTAACGCAAAAAATCGCGTTACGCGCGCCCGCGTTACACGTTACAACAACTATATCAATGGATTGAGGGGTATGTAACGTGTGTAACGCAAACGCGCGCGCGCGTACGATTGCGCGCGCGCGCGCGTACGCGTGCATGCGTTGAGCGCGTTACGCCGTTACAACGTTGATTTGATTGAGGAATTTCGTAACGCGCCTGTAACGCGCATGTTACGGGCCGCGTAAGCGGCTGATATTGCTGGCGAAAAGTGTAACGCGAGTGATTTCAAATACTTAGCAGGGGAGCTTGGATCCGTCTGGCTCATCCCTGTCCCTACGATACGCCGATATATCCGCGATGCAAGCGCAGCGGTACAGGCCAAAACTCGACTTCAATTCTCAACCTCAAAAGGGTACGGGCGCGCTGGGCCTTGGACGCACAAAACATCTACGGACGCAGGGATAAGGCGCGCTGTCAAGTGGTGCGACATCCTGCCGCATATAACCGAGCTTGCGCTTTATATTGTATCTAGATATGTATCTAGTACACCAACGAAAGGAAAACACCGTGAAGTTTCTTGAACCCACCTCCGTCTCCAAGATCCTCAGTGGCCACGTCTCCCCCGAAACCGCCTACCTCGTCGAAGATTACCCCTACGGGTTCCGGCTGCGGTGCCAAATCCGGTATTGGCTCGAATATAGCCCCAAGCATGGCTGCCGGTTCATGTCGCAGACCACCAATCCCAAGCGGCCCGGCCTGGTCTGGAACAAGCCCAAGGGCAGCACCTATTCCCGGTTCGGGGCGTGCATGGTCCTCGGCGAGGACGGCCACGTCGCCTGGACCGGCCTCGGCGAATACACCGACGGCGCCCAGGCGCTGGCTTGGTCCGATCGGTATGGCGAAGGCGTCCCCGAGACGGCCAAGCCCCTGCTCGCCAAGTGGGTCGCAGCCAAGCTCGCCTATGAGGCGAAGAAGGCCGCCGGCGAGCCCGCCGGGCTTCCGTTCCTGACCTGACCGTTCTAGATACATCACCCGCGACACCAGGCCGGCCTAGCGCCGGCCTTTGCATAGGAACCACGATGGGCCGCCCCCCCGTTCATCCCGAAGGCGTCAGCCGCATGACCGTTTCCCGCGCGCGCATTCGCGACGCCGGCGGCCATATCATGGAGCTCAGATTAGATCCTGAGGCGGCCCAGGCGCTGCGCCAATTGCGCGAGGCATGGGAGACGCCCAACGATACCGCGACCGTCGCCGAAGCCTTGCTGCGCTGCGCCAGACGGCAGAGAAAGCGGGACTAGACCGCGGGCGGATCGGCGCCGCCCTCCATCAGCGATTTTTCAAACGCGTCAAGATCGACCAGGAAGCAGCGCGTCGGGTAGCCGTCGATGCGCACGAGATTTTCCTGGCCGCGCGTCGGCAGCACCACGTCGGGCGGCGCCTGGCGCAGCGCGCCGGCCCAGCCTCCGCTCGCCCATTCCGTGCCATCGAAGGCGCGCGCGAGCGCCGATCGGCCCCGCGCATTCATTGGGACCGCCAGCAAATGCCGGCCGACCGTCGCGCCGGCGAGCTTCTTGTTCGGCGGCGTCATGCCGAGCCCGGCCGCGGCGAGCTTGGCGCGCGTCTCCTCGATCGCGTCGCCGAGCGCCGTCTTGAACAGCCGCACCGTGGCGCCGATCGTCGGCCGCTCGCCGGCCTTCCAGAATTCGATTTGCGCGCGGAACAGATGCACCAGGCATTCCGACCAGTTGTCGAGCTGCGCCAGCCGCTCGTTTTCCGTGTGTTCG